GGAGCTTTTTATGGCTATTGGCGGCGGTATTATTCCCAGCACTGGCAGTAGCCAGTACACCGAACTCTCGTATGTAACACGACGGGCGTTTATTCCTAAATTGGTTGTGCAACTGTACAACTCAACTCCCCTGTTGGCTGCTCTTCTGAGCAACTCGCAGCAAGCCTCTGGCGGTGTGTCATCTGTTACTGCACCTGTGCAGGGTTCGCAGATGGTTTCATCTCAGTGGTCTGACTACTCTGGTTCGTTCGCGCAACCGAGCGTTCAAGTTGGTATTACCAACGCTGAATTTAACTTGAAACTAATGATCGCTCCCGTGCCGTTCCTTGGCATGGAAGGCGCTGTGCAACAAGACTACGCAATCATTCCGTTGATTGAAGCGCGTATGAACGACGCTACAAACAGCATGATGGATAGCATGTCAACCGCTTTGTACGGCAACACCACCAACACGCAGCAATTTATTGGCTTGCCTGGCGCTGTGGACGACGGCACAACGCTTGCCACTTACGGCAACATTAACCGTACAACCAATACCTATTGGAAATCAAAACTGTACGCAGCCGGTAGCGTGAACCCAACTCGCTCCAACTTGTTGCAATACATCTCTGGTACGGTCAAGAACTCTGCTGAAGTTCCTACGTTTGGCGTATGCGGATTTGGCACTTGGACTCTGTTGGCTCAAGACTACGTTGGTCAAGAATCCTACGTCATTACCCCAGGTAAGGGAGTCGGTTTTGACAATGACGCTGACGGCCCACAGTCTGGCTTCCGCGCCTTGATGGTTGCCGGTGTGCCAATCTATCCCGATCCTTATTGCCCAGAAGGTACGGTGTACTTGCTGAACAGCAATTACATGTCGTTGTACATCCATGAAATGGGTTCGTTTGCCTTCACCGGCTTTGAATCTACTTTGGCTAACTTCCAAGTTGGTTACGTTGGCGCAGTGTTGACGATTGCTGAACTAGTGGTAACGAAGCCAAAAGCCATGACCAAAATCACTGGCTACAACTCTCTAACCATCTAAGGAGTAACACAACATGATTAATCAAATTGGTTTTGGTGTTCGCGGCACTAACTGGCCCAACACGCCGATTAACTTGGTTTCTGGTCAAGTCTACACTTTGCCAAGCGGCCAATATTCTGTTCACCTTGGCCCCTACACTGCCGTTCAACAATACGACGGAGTGCAACAAACATGGCGTTTTGTAGAAGCAGCTGCACAATCTGCACCTACTATTGTCAGTTCTGACGGTAGCAACGTGCGCTTGATTAACATGACCGGTACAGTTGTTGGCGCAGTCATCACTACTGCTGGCTCTGGTTACACCAACGGCATTTATCCTGCTGGTACAGGTTTGGGTACTGCTGCTTCTCCTACTTGCACGTTTACGGCTGGTGGCGGTAGCGTGTTGGCAACTGGCAACGTGATTGTTGGTGGTGCTATCAACACTACCATCACCATAACTACTGCCGGTTCTGGCTATACTCGCGCTCCCATTTTGTTGCTTTCTCCTCCTCCTGCTGGCGGCGTTCAAGCTACTGCAACTTGCACCATTTCTGGTGGTGTGATTAACGCAGTGACCGTAACCAACCAAGGCGCTGGATACACCACTGCTCCTACCGTGACGGTGGTAAACGGCACTGGCGACATTACCGGCTCTGGAGCAGTGTTGACCGTCAACGCTACGCTAGTTGGCTCTGGGACTGTTACCGCCATCACTATGAACAACAATGGCGCGAACATGACTTCTGTTCCCACCATCTCGTTTAGTCCAGCATCTAGCACTGCGGCTACCGCCGTGATGTGCTTTGGCTTGTTGACTTCTGCCACCACCGGCGGCACTGGTTACACAAACACTGCTACAGCCCCGTTTGTTGCAACGTCCAACATCACCGCTGGTACATCTGTGCTGACCAATCCAGCAATCAACACGGGTATTTTTGTGCCTCGTCCTGCTGTTGGTTATGTGACTTGCTCAGCTACAACTGCTTGGGCTGCGACATTGACCGACTATGGCTTGTTCCAAGTGGCATCTGCTTATACGGGCGTCATTCCTACATCGGCGGCATTTGGCACAACGACTGGTACTGTTGCGAACACCTTTGGTGGCGTGTCGGATACCGTGTACCTGCAAACCATTTAAGGAAACATCATGGCTGGTTCTAGAGTTGCAAACAAACTGCCAAGTCAATTTGGTAGCATCCTGCTGGCTGTTGTTCCTAGCTTGGACTTGAACACAACGGGCGATACGTTTGTTGCTTTTGCCGATACCCCTACTAAGTTTCGGATTCGCGCAATTGCAATGACTAACGGGTCTATCAACCCGACGACGGCTCGGTTTACAGTTCGCACCGCGGCATCTGCTGGCGGTACGGCAATTGTTACTGCCGTCACTCCTTCTTTGGCCTCTTCCGCTGTTGTGCAAGACTTGAGCATCGCGTCTACTAACGCATTCACGCAGGCTTATGTGTACATCAACGTAGGTACAGCACAAGGTGCAGCAGCTACGGTTGACCTGTATATCTACGGCGACATTTTGACTTCTTAATATGTGGGTTACAAACAATAGTGAGCATGATTTAGAAGACGGCTATGACGGCAAGCGTTACTTGTTTGCCAAAGGCCAGTCTGTAGAAGTCCCAACAATTGTTTGCAATCACGTATTTGGTTACGGTGATGATAATAAAGAGCCGTATTTACGGCGGCTTGGGTGGATGTTAAACAGTAAAGAACGTGATCTTGCATTGGAAAGATTGCACAAGTTTTCGTTTTCTTCTGAACGCCCCAAGCACAATGTCCACGTCCTATCCCCCGTGGTTGACGCAATGCCAGTCCCCATGCCTAATAAGCGTGGGGCTGGTCTTGTTCAAGTTGCTGCGTAACATTATGAGGAACCTATGGCGCTTTCTGACTACATCACGGAATGCCGTAGGTTGCTTCACGATGCAAATGGAAATTTTTATTCCGACAGCGAACTAACGGACTACATAAACCAAGGCCGCACAAGGCTGGTTCGTGATACTGGGTGCTTGCGCACCTACCAAACATCTTCTGTAGCAGCAAATCAAGAGGTCTTGCTGACAAGCTCGTTGCCCAGCGGGGTAAACACGCTTGATGTTATCAACTTCAATTTGATCTGGGGCAACACCAGGATCGCGCTGCAATATCTTCCGTTTACGGATTTCAACGCACGGTTGCGCTACTACCAAAATTACACGGGTAGGCCCATAGCCTATTCTATGTACGGTCAAACAAGCATCTACCTTGGCCCCGTGCCAGACCAAACGTACAGCGTGGAACTAGACACGGTAATCATGCCAACGGCACTGACAACCGCTTCTCCAACAGAAACCATACCAGAGCCGTACACAACGCCCGTAGCTTTCTACGCTTGCTACAAAGCAAAGCACAAAGAACAAGCATACGGTGAATCTGAAATTTTTAACCAAGAATACAAGAATCAAGTAAGGGCTGTTCTGTCCTCTGTGTTCACCAGGCGAATCACCACTCCTTATTTGATGGGCTAAAAATGGAAAATTTGCAAAGCGTTGTGACCGACAATGACAAACGCTTAAGCGTGCATGAAGCTATATGTGCTGCTCGTTACGCAAGCATAAAAGAGTCACTTGAAAGCGGCAGAAAACGCATGCAAAAAATTGAATACATCTTGTATGCAATTGCTGGGGTGATGTTGCTTGGCCCTGGATTTGCTGCTGATTTGATTAAAAAATTGATTCACGTTTAACATGGAGAAATAGCATGGACATTACTGGCCTTGGCGCAGTTTCGGACTTGGTTAATACGGCAATCAATAAAATTTGGCCTGACAAGACGGAACAAGAAAAGCAACAGCTTGCCGCCGCCGTAATGGTTGTACAAGGCCAGATAGACATCAACAAAGCAGAGGCATCCAATCCTAGCGTTTTTGTATCTGGCTGGCGTCCGTTTATAGGATGGGTTTGTGGTGCGGCTTGCGCCTGGAACTGGATTGGTTTGCCGGTGGCAAAAATGGCACTCACAATAGCAGGGCATCCTCTTGATCTCGCCCCTGCAAACCTTACTGAAATGTTGCCCGTCCTTATGGGGATGCTTGGCCTTGGTGGACTTCGCACAATCGAAAAAATGAACGGCGTAGCAGCAAAATGATTAATTCTCGCAGCTTGGATGATTTAGCGCCACCCGCCAAGCAACGGGCAGAGGCCTTTATTGCAGCTGCTAAAGCCAAAGGTATTGACTTGCTGGTGACTTCCACCTACCGAGATAGCGCAAGCCAAGACGCTCTTTACGCTCAAGGGCGCACTACGCCTGGAAACATTGTCACTAGGGCTAAAGCTGGACAATCTTGGCACAACTGGCGCTGCGCTTTAGATGTAGTGCCACTGGTCAACGGCAAAGCTATTTGGGATGACCAAGCTGTGTGGAAACAAGTTGGCGAGATCGGCAAGGCTTGCGGCCTAGAGTGGGCTGGTGATTGGCAGACATTTAAAGAGTATCCGCACTTTCAGTACACGGGTGGATTGACTTTGGCTCAACTACAGCAAGGAGCCAAAATTGCCTAAGAAAAATGTGAGGCTCTCTGTCGGCAGGGGCGAGAAGCAGTCTGTAAAAAAGGGCGGCGGCCTGACCGCGAAAGGCAGAGCCAAGTACAACCGATCTACTGGAAGCAATTTGAAAGCTCCGCAAAAGTCGGGGCCACGTCACAAGTCGTTCTGTGCCAGAAGTAAAAGCTGGACTGGTGAGCGCGGAAAAGCCGCACGCAAACGCTGGGGTTGCAGGTAATGGCAACGCAAGAACAAAAGCATGATTTTCATGTAACCAAAGATTTCTCGGGGGTCAACACCAAGGCCAACCGTACCGCCATTAAGGAGGAGGAATTTGCTTGGCTAGAAAACGCCATGCCTATTGGTCACGGAAATTTGCGCATTGTTCCTGCTCCAACAACCATAGCAGGCGTGACGTTTAGCGCATCTGTTGTGTATGCAACTTTTGCCAACATCAACTCTATTGACTACTATCTGGCATTTTTGTCCACGGGCGGGTTTGAAGTTGTTAATCTTGGGACAAACACTAAGACTGTTGTCTCTGCCGCCGCCACGTTTTCTACATCTGGTGTGCAAGCAAGCCAGTGGGACAACAAGACAATTTTAATTATTGACCCTGTCAAGGGCTACTTTCAGTGGAACGGCACAACCCTAGTCAGTGTTGGTTCTTTGTCGTTCACGCTTAACGGCTACTACAGCACGTTATCAGGCGTTGCAATTACAGGCACTGCTGGACAATTTAGCTGCACAGCATCTACAACAACTTTGGTTGTCGGGCAGGCGGTAGTTATCAGCGGCATTTTTGCTGGCACGGGAAGCATTACCGGCTACACCAACCCGTCTAGCTACTACATCATCACCACCAACGGCAGCACTACGTTTACGCTGTCTGCCACTAAGGGTGGTGCAGCTATTGCCACCACAGCAGGAACGCCTACCGGCCTGACGTATTCGCTTACCGGCACTGGATACTCTTCTCCGGTCACTGCAACTGTTGCAGCGCCGTCTACAGGTGGCACGCAGGCCGTTATATCGCTTTCTACCAACGGCACTAGCATTACGGGCGTGTCTGCCTACGGCACGGGTTTATCTACAGGTACAAACTACCTTACAGCGCCAGCAGTGACTAT